GGCGTTTTTCGTCTTTGAGTGTGTCTAAGAAAACGATGTCTAGGGGCTGTGATGTGCGAGCTTTATCTACTAAGTCAAACACTGCTGTGCGCAATTCATGTGCATCTACAGTGTCGAATTCGTAGTCTTCTTCTCCCATCCAAGTCGTCTTTCCTTTCTTCTTTCCTTTTTTGTTGATCCAGGGCCATCCGGGGGATGTTACTCTGGATACTCCATTCATCAGGTCATTGCCTGGTACTCCTTGGACTGCAACTTCGTAGGTCGTTACAGCCGGTCTCCTCTCTCCTAATCCAATCTCCATCGTACGCAGCACGTCCGACGAGACTACATCTAGTAATTCTCTGTCTACTAGACCACACCTCTTTCCCAATTTCTCAACACCTTTGAGCATTGGGTCAATCTTCTCTCCTTCTGGGTTAGTGAATGGGCGTAAGTAAGCGGGTTTGGTAACTGTTTCGAAGACTTGGTTGTGTAGTGTTGCGGGAATCAAAGCCGAGCGGGTGGTCTCTCCAGGTCCGTCTAGTACTCCTACTGGATGGAAGGCTCCTGAAAATGGGAGCGTCACGTTGGCTACTTGTGTTTCAAAGGGAGCGCAGCATTGAGCTTCTGCGCTGCAACCTGAGATTAAATCTTCGAGCATCTCACAAGTAACTGCAACTGACCAATTCAAACCTCCTCCTCCTGCTACGTGCATGCCTAAAATCTTCTGTTGGCATGTGGGTTCATGTGCGTACAAAATTGCACCACAATCTCCTTTCTGGGTTATCATTTGGTAGTTGTAAACGTTTCGGCTCACGAGGGGTTGGTAGTTCATGAGTTGGGCTCCTAAGATGTTAGTTTCGGGTTTGCCTTTGTTGTCGTATTTTGGGATTGTTAGTCGGTATTCTTTTTTGTCGTGGGGGGTAATCACTCCAGAAGCAGTAGAAAATTCTACTTCTTGATCTTCGTTCAGCTTCATCATTGACAGTACTCCGTTAGCACTGCCTTCTATTTTTTGTTGGGCTACTACTGAAGTGAAGTGTTTAGTCAAGTCTCTTTGTGCTGGCAGATATCTATGCATACTAATAAGCATAATATCATTATCTTCGATGATCATTGGTGATCGGTCATCGGACAGGAAATCAGACACGCTAATGTCGATCTCAACCGTCTTGTTCTTGAAAAGTAAGCACCTCAGTGAAGAGGCTACACCTTCAATCCAGGCGTAGAAGTGCGCGGGTAATAAAACCAACGAACCTTTGATCAGTGTGGCAGTGCCTAATGGGGCAATGTCACCACTGTTGGCCACGGCAAGCAACATGTATTGTTGCCTGCGTACCATTTCCATTACGTTCCATGCTTGTTGGTCTGCACGGACCTGTCCTTCTGTTTTTGCTTTAGCAGTAACTGCTTTGTGTTTAGTAGTGAAACGACTAGTAGGTTTGTATTTGGGTTGTTGATTTTTGGTGCAAGACTGCGATTCAACGGTAGGCTTCCATTGCTTCCATAAGTAGAAAGCAAGAGCGGCGACACTCATAGCTCCAATCGTCGTCAAATGATTGTCTAAAAAGCTAAGGCTGTCGCGTACCATTTTTCTCCAGTCACATGAAACCACTGTTTCATATGCAGCTTGCATTTGTCTTTTTGTGTTTTCGAAGGCTTGGCGTGCTTTTAAGAAAAGTTTTTGGTGCATCGACATCTCCTTTGGGACGTGTCGTCTGATTTGATGTTGTCTAAATAAATTGTAAAAAAAAGGAAAGTCAGCGTCCCAGTTTTCTGTTAGTAGAAGTTCAACGTCTAATTTGTCGTCCATTGGTTTGGACAACAACTCCATGCGTAAGAAGTCGTTTTGCATTGCTTGTTCCGAAAGTGGTTGTTCTTGTTCGTGTAATTCTAATAAAAATTGAAAAAAATCGTTGATTGAGCGTGTTTGTGGTTCCTCCGCGTCGTAAAATTGGTCTCCGATTTGAGCTTCGGTGTCGTATGCGCGTGGTTCTTGGGCGATTCTGTTAGCGTAATTTTGAATGTCATTCACCATCGTCTTTCCTCGGCGAATGCGCTCAACCATATCACGCTCCATCTCAGCGACTACTTCATCGTACGATAGTCCTTTTGCGTCTTCG